GTAACTGGTGGTGTTCCACCTATAGCTAAAGCGTTTGATGTTGTTCCTGTTCCACCTAAATTTCTTCTTGCAGTAGCTAAATCAGTTGTTTCTGCCCATGAACTTCCATTCCATTGTTCAGTTTTTGCTGTTGGACTACCTGTGTTTCCACCAAAAACTATAGCTGAAGTGTTATCTGCTCCTGCTCCTCCACCAGATATAGTAGCTGAATTTAAATCTCCAACTTCAGTCCAGGAACTTCCATTCCAAGATTCTGTTAAAGCGTATGTAGGAGGATCATTATCACCTCCATAAACTAAAGCTGAAGTTTGTGTACCATTACTTCCAGCAATATCTCTCCTAGCTTGATTTAAATCTGCTACTTCTGTCCAAGAACTTCCATTCCAAGACTCTGTAAGTGCATACGCTACAACAGGACTAACACTTGGAGGATAAAAATACCCACCAAAAAATAATGCTGAAGTGTTATCTGCTCCTGCTGAACCACCTAAAGACCTTGCTTGATTTATATCAGCAACTTCTGTCCAACTAGAACCATTCCAAGTTTCTGTATTGGTATAAAAATTAAAAGGTGGATATGTCCACCCTCCAAAAGATAAAGCGTTTGTACTACTTGAACCAACACCTCCCATTTGTGATCTACTTGTGTTTAAATCTGCAACTTCTGTCCAATTTGATCCATTATAAGATTCAGTTATTGACATTCCATAACTAGGAGCATTAATACCACCAAAAGCTAAAGCTGAAGTATATATTCCTGCTGTACCCATATTTGTTCTAGCACTATTTAAACTTCCACCTGTTGCCCAACTTCCAGATGTAGTTTGATTTTGTAACTTTAAAGTGTTTGTGGTTGCATTATACCATACTTGACCCTGTACTGGATTATCAGGATCAGTAGTATAGCTTACAACCTTTTGACCGACTATGCCTTTATATTCTGACATTTAAAATTTATTCCTCCAAAGTTATATCTTGTGGTCTTTCGCCAATTCTGTTGATTTTTTGTTCGATAGTTTCGCCATCAATAGCATTATCGTTATCCCATGCTGTTTGACTAGCTGTTACTTCTGCATCAACAAGAACTTGTGCTTCGTCTTTTGTTTTAACAACACCAGCAACTTTAGAAATCCAAAGATTTGCATGTTTGTTGTATGCTGGAATTTGCCAAACATTAGCAGGATAACCTTTAAAAGTGATTCTCATAGATTCTACATGATCTATAAAACCTTTACCCCAGTTTTCTGCTACACAGTATTGATATGTTTTTGTCATAGTTTTACCTCCTTAATCAGTTAAAGTTTTTATAAAATTTGATGGAACATTCCACTCCTCTGTTGCTGTCGTATTTGATCCATCATTACCACCAGCTGCTAATGCTGCTGTTATTGTTCCATTAGATGCCATTTTTGTTCTGCCTGTGTTTAAGTCTGAAACTTCAGTCCAAGATGATCCATTCCATTCTTCTGTTTGTGTTTGAGGAGGGTTATTACCACCAAAACCTAGTGCAGTTGTGTTATCTGTTCCTGCTCCTCCTAATCCCTCTCTTGCTGTATTTAAATCTGATACTTCTGTCCATGAGCTTCCATTCCATGATTCATTAGTTGCTACACCTGGACTACCAGGAGCGCCTCCATAAAATAAAGCACTTGTTTGAGTTCCATTACTTCCTCCAATAAATTTTGCCGCATTTAAATTTGCAACTTCAGTCCAAGATGATCCATTCCATGATTCTGTATTTGCAGTAAGTCCAGGACTTAATTGACCACCAAAAGCTAATGCTGATGTGTTACTTACGCCTGACATTCCTATAAATCTTTTTCCTTGATTCAAGTCACCCACTTCTGTCCATGAACTACCATTCCAAGATTCTGCTATATCCACAAAAGCACCACCACCTGCTGGTGATTCACCTCCAGCTACTATAGCTGATGTTTGAATACCTGCTCCACCCAAACCAAATCTATCAGTATTTAAATCAGCAGTTTCTGTCCAACTACTTCCATCATATAGTTCTGTTTTAGCTGTAAGAGGTTCTCCACCCATTACAATTCCTGCTGTTTGAGTACCAGCACCTGCAAGATTATTTCTAGCAGTATTCAAACTACCACCTGTTGACCAAGCACCTACTGCAATACCTGTATTCCATTCTTCGGTTGATGCTGTAGTGCTTCCTCCTGAATCTTCTCCACCAAATGCTAATGCTGATGTTGAATTTCCTGCTGCTGCTAACTGACCTCTAGCAGTAGATAAATCAACTTGTTCAACCCAACTTGTACCATTATATAATTCTGTTTGACCTACAACTGCTGGTGCAGGACTTCTACCACCAATAGAAAGTGCTGATGTTTGTATTCCTACTCCTACTAATTGATCTTTTGCTACATTTAAATTTGATACTTCTGTCCAACTACTTCCATTCCATGTTTCTGTGTTGGATGTTTTAGAGGGAGTTGATCCTCCAAAAGCTATAGCTGATGTATTATTTGCACCTGCTCCACCTAAAGAATATCTTGAAGTATTCATGTCTGTAGTTTCTGTCCATGCTGAACCATTCCAACTTTCATTTTTTGCTGTAACACCAGGTGTATCTCCACCAAATGATAAAGCAGAGGTTTGAATTCCTGCACTTCCTATTTTCATTCTAGCAGTATTTAGATCGGCTACTTCTGTCCAAGAAGAACCATTCCAAGACTCACATACTGCCTTAAATGGATCACCTCCACCAAAAACTAATGATGAAGTATTACTAGCACCTGCTGATCCTAAACCATATCTTGCAGTATTTAGATCACTTACTTCTGTCCAAGAAGAACCATCATATAATTCTGTTTCTGTTGTTTGTCCACCAGGAGTTTTATATCCTCCTGTTGCTAAAGCAGCAGTTTGTATACCAGCACCTGCTAAACCAAATCTAGCAGTATTTAAATTACCACCTGTACTCCAAGCAGATGTGGTATTAGGATATTGATATTTAAAATGTTGATTAGTGCTATCGTACCAAAGCTCACCTTCAACTACACCAGGTTTATCTCCAGCATAGTTGGTAACAGCAGTTCCAACTGTTTGCTTATAAGTAGCCATGATTATTTAACCTTTAACAGCCAACCTTGTGTAGAATCTGTATAGACTAAAGTATTGGCTGACCTTTCTACTGATACAGTTAAATCATCTGTAGAACCATTTATTTTTTCAGAACCATTAGCTGATATTGTAAATGTATTAGAATCAAAAGTTCCAGCATAATCTATAAAACTTACAAAATCTCCTAAAGTTCCTGCTGGTAAATTCATTGTAATAACTCCACTTGTAGTGTTTACAAAATAACCTTCACCTGCTGTTGCTGTAAAAGTAGAAGTTTTAACTGATTGCCATTGTTCTCCACCAGATACTTCGCCAAAAGATAAGTTACCTGATCCATCAGTTTTTAATACTTGATCTGCTGATCCATCTGCATTTGGAAATTTAATACCATCTAAATTTAATTTACCTGAACCTTTTGGTGTTAATTTTAAATCTATATTTGTATCTCCACCAGTTGCAGATATTTCAGGTGCATTACCTGTTGCTGCATTAGCAATAGTAAATTCATTAACAGCCGAACCTGTAGCTGTTAAATTAAATAATTCATTTCCATTTGTGTCGTCAATTTTTGTTCCAATTTTAGGAGAAGTTAAAGTTTTATTTGTAAGTGTATCTGTTGAAACTAAAGATACTAAAGTAGAACTAGCACCAGTTGGTAATAACATTTCATTTGTAACAGCAGCAGAGTGAGGTTGAGATTTTATTATTTGACCATGTGAATTAGATTCACAATTTAATTGTATAGCACCAGCATTTGTATTTCCTTTAACAGTTACATGACCAGTACCTTTAGCTAATAAATCTAAATCAATATTACTATCACCACCAGTTGATGATAAAGTTGGATTACCACCTGTTGCAGCATTGGCTACTGTAAATTCATTTACTGCTGAACCTGTTGCTGTTAATTTAGCTAATTCATTTCCATTGGTATCTAAAATAGAAGTATCAATTTTTGGTGTAGTTAAAGTTTTATTTGTAAAAGTTTGTGTTCCTGTAAGAGTAGCAACTGTTGAATCTATTGATATTGTTCCAGATGATGTAATTGTACCACCATCTATTCCTGTGCCAGTTGCAATAGATGTAACTGTTCCAACATTAGCTGGTGTAATCTGAGAGTAAGTTATGTTGCTAGATCCTATTGAAGCACTAGAATCTGTTGTGCATAAAAATATTTTATTATCATTTGCTGTACCTTGATTAACTACAACCATACCACCAGATAATTCAGCTATAGTATCATGTTCAGGATCTCTTGATGCAGCACCACTTGATACTGCTAAGTATAATCCATTTTCTGTAGCATCACTTTGATCTTTTACTAAAACTCTATCTCCAGCTACAAGAGTAACACCATCAATACTATCACCAGCTTCTAAACCATTCGTTAAATTTACATTTGCTGTAGTACCACATTCAGCTATAATTCTTGTTCTTAATCCTGCTACTGCATCATCTACATAAGACTTAGTTGCAGCATCTGAATTATTTGATGGATTACCAAGACCAGTTATTGAACCACCAGATATTGAAACACTATTAGATGCTTGAGTTGCAATAGTTCCTAATCCTAATGATGTTCTTGCTGTTGATCCTGTTTCTGCTACCCATGTTGAACCACTACCAACAATAAAGTTACCATCTGTTGTAGCAAGATCACCAATTGCAGTTAAGTTTGCATTTGAAGCACCTTTGGCATCTAATTGTGTTTGAATATTTGAACTAACACCATTTAGATAACCAAACTCTGTATTTGAAATTGTACCATCATGTATTTTTGTAGCATCAATAGCAGCACTTGCATTTATATCTGCATTAACAATTGCACCATCTGTTATTTTAGCAGAAGTAATTTGTGAGTCAGCTATCTTAGCTGTAGTAATTTGTGAATCTGCAATGTGTGCAGTATCTATACTACCATCAACATAATGTTCAGAGTTAATACTATCATCAGCTATTTTAGTTCCATCAACTGCATCAGCAGCAATTTTAGCTGTTGTAACATTTGCATCTGTAATTTTAGCAGTAGTAATTTGTGAATCTGCAATATGAGCTGTGTCTATTGAACCATCTACATAATGTTCTGAATTAATACTGTCATCTGCAATTTTAGTTCCATTAACAGCATCACCTTGAATTTTTGATGTAGTAACTGCATTATCTCCTAATTGTGTTGCACCAATAACTTCACTTGGAATAGATGTATTTGTTTTTGATAAAGCACCTACATAAACATTTGTAATAGCTTCACTAGATAATGAACTTGAATCCCATGTTACATTAACAGTTGTATTGGTTGAAAAAGATGATGAACTAATTGTTCCAAAAATTGTTCCTGGTGTACTAGCAATTAATTTAATTCTTCTTCCTGCATGATAAAAAGAAGTTACATCAACACCAGCAATTGTAAAAGAGGTAGATGATGCGTAAGCAGCTGTATAAGTACCTGAACCATCTCCATATTCTACCCATTGACTGTCATTAAACCACTCTCTAGTATTTTTCATTAACGCCCTTATGGCGTTGTTTAAATTAGAAGGTAGCATCCCTTCGGCAGTAGAGATACCATTTAAGTCTGTGTTATTTGCTTGTGTTGTTGAATAATCTTTTATACCTGCCATTTAATCTCCTAAGAACCAAGAAAATGCTTTATTATTTTCTTGATTTTTTTCATTTACTAATGTGTTAATAGCTTCTTCAATTTGTCTTTGAAAAAACTCTTGTGTTTCAAAACTGTATCTAACATTATCTATATCAGTTTTATCTGTCATCTCAACCCTGATCTTGATGCAACTATATCAATTCCTTGTGCATCTTTCCAAGCACCTCCGCTTGGTATTTTAACATTAACTTTAACATATCTTCCAGATTGTCTTACTGGATTTATACCTGTAGAATTCATGCTTGAAGAAGTTGATTCTGTAGCAATATCAGCAAGTCTATCTCTAGTTTTTAAAGTAACTGTAGCAGTTGCATCTACAATAGGTCTTACACCTATTATAGACGATCTTGTTCCTGGAAACAACTCTAATTCTGTAGTTTCTATTTCTCCTTCATTTTCTGTTCCTGAAAAAATAGCAGCTTTGTAATCACTATCAATAGCACCTAATAATAATTGTCCTCCATTCCAAAAATCAGTATCTAATGAAATATTAATGTTATCTAAATTTTCTGAAATAATATCCATTAACTCAACTGTATAAGCTCCAACAAATTGTGAAAATATTGTACTAGCATTAGCATTTGCTGTTGACCATTTTTGAGTAGCATAATTATAAATTAAAACTTTATCACAAATACCAGTAGTATTAGATGTGTCAGCAGAAGATGGATATAACCAAATTGCTAATTGATTAAAAGGATCTGTAGCTGCAACTATTCTATCAGAAAATGCTTTGTTTAAATCTAAATCAAAAAATCTATTTACTTTTTCTGCACCTATTGCAGTAACTTGATCTCCATTAACTTCAAAAAATCCGTCATCCGCATAAAAAAAGACTCTACGATTATCTTGGCAAACAGTTCTTCCATATACTGCTCCTCTATTTGGTGAAATAACTGATAGACGGAATACTGTTGCACCACCTACATAATCCATTCTAATTATTTGATTTTGCCTAAATACATAACCAATCTCTCCAGAAGTTATATGAACTATTTGTCCACCTGATCCTGGTAAATCTTGCAAGTCTGATTGTTTAGTTCCAGCTGCCCAAGTTGTTAAATCATTAATACCAGACCATTGTATTCTATTAGAGGCATTAGTATGATTTCCTGTAACTATAAAATCTCTAATTACACCTGAAACTTTAAATGTGGGTACAGTACCTGATGTTCCAATAGTTGAAAGATCTTCAAAAGAAGATGATGTTCCCATTAAATAATATTGAGGTGCATCAACTCCATTACTTGCAATTACATAATTTCCAAATTGTGTAAATGTAACATAATCATTTGCATTTCCAGTCAAAGGAGTTCCACCATAAAAATTTGTAGTTGTTAATCTTACAGTATCAGACGAAACATTTGTTAAATTATTATTTCCAACTGTTGCTCTTGTTACAGTTACAACTGCACCTGATACACTTGCTGAAAAATCTGCATGACCATTAATAGTATTTTTTAAATTTGTAGCAGTAGTGTCGTTGTTTGTTTGAACTTGAAATTCATTTGTAGATGGTGAACCAGTAACAGATGTAAAGACAACAGTTGTACCATCATTTTTTTTTAAAGTAATAGTTTTACTTGCACCAATATTTGCATAGTCTGAAACTGTAATTGTGCAAGTTGCAAAAGCTGTACTTAAAACTTTACCTCTTGCTCCTCTTTCTGAAAAAGCACCACCAGTTAATTCATAAATAGTTTCTTGTGTTGCTACAAAATTAAATACAGTATTAGAATTATCTCTAAAAGAACCTGCACCTCTTGAATCTTTTGTAGTTGTATTTGTAGAATAATTAACTAATGAAGGAAATCTTTTATAAGAATTTAGAGCATAATAAACATTGTTAGCTACATTAGCACCAGGATTGTTATGCTCTGGTTGGTCAGGAAGCCATTCTCCAAAAGGTATTTGCATAAATTTCCTTAATTGTTATTACTTGTAATAATTCTTGACACATCATTAAACGCACCTGAAACAGTTACATCACCTGTTTGTTGCAAAGGTGCATTTCCATATTGATCTTCTCTGTCATTTCTCTCTAATCTTTCAAGAGCTGTAGAATACATTTGTTGCCATTGTTGAACTTGTCTTGGTTCAATTCCACCTAAAAAATTAGCAGCATGGTATAGTGAACCATATAAATAAATTGC